TAGTAATTTCATGCATATATCAGTTGAAGATTTTCAAAAAATGTTCAACTTTTCTTAAGTTTTCTTAAAACGGCTTGTTTTGAGCCTATTTCTACGCACTTTTCTGTTAATAGAGTAAATATATTATGACAGCCTTACCATAGGTACTAACATTTATAGGAGAGAAAAAATGGCAGATCTAAACAAATTTGAAGAAATGCTTGAGCGTCTTATCAACGAAGATAAGGCAGGAGCAGAAGAATTATTCCACGAGATTGTGGTAGAAAAATCAAGAGATATTTATGAATCACTTCTTGAAGATGAAGAAGTAGACGAAGCAGATGACGAAGATCTAGATGAGTCAGATGACGAAGACCTAGATGAAGCAGATGACGAAGACCTAGATGAGTCAGATGACGAAGACCTAGATGAAGGTTTTGATCTAGATGAATTTGAAGTTGAAGCAGATCCAATGGTTGCATTCGGCGGCGATATGGCCGACGACCTAGAAGGCGATGTAGATGACATGGCTGGTGACATGGACGGCGACATGGACGGCGAAGAAGGCGATGTAGAAGATCGTGTTGAAGACCTTGAAGATGCATTAGACGAGCTAAAAGCAGAATTTGAAAAAATGATGGCTGGCGACGACGAAGGCGACGACGAAGAAGGCGACATGGACATGGACATGGGCGACGAAGAAGGTGACGAAGAAGAAGGCGAAGAAGAATCATTCCAGTTTGAAGCCGAAGACGAAGATGACGACGAAGAAGTCGACGAGTCAAAAAAATCAGAAACAGAAACAATGCGTGAATACGTAGAAAAAGTATCAGCTACAATGGGCGACAACGGTGCAAACACCAAGTCATCAGTAGCAGGCGCAAACAATATGGGTGGCACAGCAGGTAATTTAAACCAAGCTGGATCAGACACAAGCGCAGAAGCCGGAGCAGGAAGTACAATTAAAGGTAATGCTTTAAGTGATACAAGTGCAAAGGATATGTCAACTGGTAACGTAAATGTTCCAGGTGGTAAGGCGAGCAAATCAATGAAAGCTCAGCCAAAAGGTCACGGTGCAGAGAAAAAAGGCAGTGGCGAAACTGGTACTAATGGCACCAAAAGTGTTATTGGCCAGTAATTAAGGACGACGAATGAGTAACTTTTTAAGAGAGCATTTGACATTTGACGCAGCACAAATGGTTGTTGAGTCTGCTAACGAAGGAAAAGACTTGTACATGAAAGGTATCATGATACAAGGCGGAGTACGCAACGCTAACCAGCGTGTGTATCCTGTGAATGAAATTGGCAGGGCTGTCAAAACTCTCAACGATCAAATTAGTGAAGGATATAGTGTTCTCGGAGAAGTTGATCATCCAGAAGGACTTAACATTAACCTAGACCGTGTAAGCCATATGATCAACGAATGTTGGATGGATGGACCAAACGGTTACGGAAAACTAAAGATTTTACCAACCCCAATGGGACAGTTAGTTAAAACAATGCTTGAAAGCGGAGTTAAACTAGGTGTTTCATCTAGGGGCTCTGGTGAAGTTGACGGAAGCGGTGACGTTTCCGACTTTGAAATTATCACTGTGGACGTTGTGGCTCAGCCCAGCGCCCCTGGTGCATACCCTACAGCAATTTATGAACATTTGATGAATGCACGTGGTGGAATGAAGGCATATGAATTAGCACAGGCAACAAAAGACGACCCCAAGGCACAAAAATATCTAAAAGAATCTCTGGTTAATATAATCAGTAGACTCCAATAACAGGAGAAACAAAAATGTTGGATGCACTTAAAACACTATTCGAAAATGATGTAGTTTCAGACGAAGTGCGTGTCTCTATTGAAGAGGCTTGGAATGCTAAAATCAAAGAAAACAAAATGCAGGCAACTGCTGAGTTACGTGAAGAGTTCGCTAATAAGTACGAACACGACAAGAAGACTATGGTTGAAGCAATTGATACAATGATTTCCGAGCGTCTTGCAGAAGAAATTTCAGAGTTTGCAGACGATCGCAAACAACTAGCTGAAGCAAAAGCAAAGTATGCAGTAGCAATGCGTGAAAACGCAAGTTTAATGTCTAAGTTTGTAACGCAACAGTTAGGTAAAGAAGTTGGCGAACTGCACGAAGACCAAAAGTTAATGGCAGAGAAATTTGCTAAACTAGAGGAATTTGTAGTAGAATCACTATCAAAAGAAATTGCAGAATTTTATGAAGACAAGAAAGACTTAGCAGAAACTAAAGTTAAACTTGTCAAAGAAGCAAAAACAAAATTTGCAGAAGTTCAAAAGAGCTTCATCGAACGCAGTGCTAAATTAGTATCAGAAACAGTCAGCAAAGGTCTTAATAAAGAAATTAGCTCACTAAAAGAAGATATTGAATCAGCTCGTCGTAACGACTTTGGTCGTAGACTATTCGAAGCATTTGCTAACGAATATGCAGGCAGCTACTTAAATGAGAAATCAGAAGTAGCAAAGCTAATGAAAGTTGTTAATCTAAAAGAAAAGCAACTATCAGAAGCAAAAGTTGCTGCTCAAAAAGCAATCAATTTAGCCGAATCAACTCAAACAGAGAAGAAACGCTTAATTGAATCAGCACAAAGAAAGCAAACAATTCATGATCTTATAAGTCCTTTAAACAAAGGGCAAAAAGAAATTATGACAGACTTACTGGAATCAGTTCAAACTGCTAGACTACGTTCTGCATTTGACAAATATCTACCGTCAGTTATTGACAGTAAAGGTCCAGCCAAGCAGAAGGCAGTATTATCAGAAGGCACAGAAGTAACAGGCAATCGTGACGCGAGTGTCACACAAAAGAAAGCTAAAGACGAAAACGTAATCGAACTTCGTCGGTTAGCAGGTTTATAATTAATTAGGAGAAAACCAAATGTCAGAACTATTAGAAAGCCGCTGGCAGGACACTAAGCAAGCACTTGTTGAAGGCCTAAACGGAAACAAAAAAGCGGTAATGGAAACTACTCTTGAAAATACTCGTAGGTATCTTTCAGAAACAGCAACCGCTGGTGCTACTTCTGCCGGTAACGTAGCAACACTAAATCGTGTGATCCTTCCAGTGATCAGACGTGTGATGCCAACAGTGATCGCAAACGAACTAGTTGGTGTCCAGCCAATGACTGGTCCAGTCGGTCAAATTCACACACTACGTGTTCGCTATAGCGACACAGTAGGCTCGGGCGCAAGTGGCGCAGTAGCAGGTGAAGAAGCACTATCACCATTCAAAATTGCTGAAGCATATTCAGGTAATTCCACAAGTGGAAAAGCTGATGCAACAGCAGCATACGAAGGTGTAGCTGGTAACAGAATGTCAATCCAGATCTTGAAACAGACTGTAGAAGCCAAAACACGCAAACTAAGCGCACGTTGGACTTTTGAAGCTGCTCAAGATGCACAATCGCAGCACGGAATTGATGTTGAAGCAGAAATCATGGCAGCTCTTGCACAAGAGATTACTGCTGAGATTGACCAAGAGGTCCTAGCATCTCTAGCATCGCTAGCAGGTAATGCTGCTGAAACTTACAACCAAGCGTCTGTAAGTGGTACAGCTACTTTCGTAGGTGATGAGCATGCTGCACTAGCAGTACAAATCAACCGCGTAAGTAACTTGATTGCACAGCGTACACGTAGAGGCGCAGGTAACTGGGCAGTGGTATCACCATTTGCACTAACTATCCTACAGTCTGCTACAACTTCAGCGTTCGCAAGAACAACTGAAGGTACATTCGAAGCACCAACTAACACTAAAATGGTTGGTACATTGAACAATGCAATGAAAGTATATGTAAACACATATGCAGCAGACAGTGCTCCGGTACTAATCGGTTACAAAGGTTCAAGCGAATCAGATGCAGCGGCATTCTATTGCCCATACATCCCGCTAATGAGCTCAGGAACAGTACTAGACCCAGCAACATTCGAACCAGTAGTTAGCTTCATGACACGTTATGGTTATGTTGAACTAACAAACACTGCTTCGTCGCTTGGTAACGCAGCTGATTACCTAGGCAAAGTTGATATTACTAACGGAAACGTTAGCTTCAGCTAATAAATACTTAGATATAACAGTATTAAAGGACGGCTTCGGTCGTCCTTTTTTATTGACTAAGCATTCTGTGTAGAAAGATAAATACAATTGTCTAATAGGAGCCTGCCTTAGAGTAGGACTTATGCGGAATTCCACCGCGTAGACCCTAGAACGGCAATGATTAAACAAAGGAGAAATAATCATGGGAAGACCACTAAACAAAAGATACTTTGGTGCATCAGCTAACGATTTAGTTGGAGATGATAAAGCGGCTGAAGGCGTATTAACAGTTTCAGTTAAAGTAGGAACTAATACTGCTTCTGCATTAGGCATTATTCTATCACAACGTTCAGAAACTAAATTTAAAGTTGATGATGCAGCAGACGGTACTGGAAATGAAGGTGTATGTACACTTGTAGATAAAGCAACCGGCAGCTTAGGTAACGATGAAATGTCTCTACAGGGGTTTGTAGATGGCGGAAGCGCAACATATATTCGTAAAGTACAGAACCGTACAATGATTGATTTTGATAACAATCATTATACTTGGGAAATACAAGACGATTCAACTGCAAACGTACTAGTACTAACAGCTATCTAAATACAGTGGGGGATTTTATATCCCCCTAAATTAGGATTTATAATGTCAAGAGTCGTTAAAGTTTATAATAGTAATTACAAAGTAGCCGTGCAACCTGGCGGAACAATTACTTTAGATACAGGTGATATTTCAGGCACGACTGTTATTACCGGTAATTTAGAAGTTAAAGGTACAACTACATCAGTTGACTCAACTACTGTTACAATTGCTGATAATATTATTACTCTTAGTGAAGGAACAACCGGTAACGGATTACCAGCATCAG